CGGAGCCGACCTGCGCGGAGCCGACCTGCGCGGAGCCAACCTGCGCGAAGCCGACCTGCACGGAGCCGACCTGCGCGAAGCCGACCTGCGCGGAGCCGACCTGCGCGGAGCCAACCTGCGCGAAGCCGACCTGCGCGGAGCCGACCTGCACGAAGCCGACCTGCGCGGAGCCAACCTGCACGGAGCCGACCTGCACGGAGCCGACCTGCACGGAGCCGAAAACATACCATTTATTCCATATGCGTGCCCGGACTTCGGCATCTTTATCGGCTTTAAAAAGGCGTCCGGTTACATCGTGGTTTTAGAGATTCCAGAGGATGCAAGACGGCTATCAGCCACCGGCAGGAAATGCAGATGCGACAAGGCTAAAGTGCTGCAGATTCAGAATATAGATGGTACGCAGGCTAACATCGAAGCAGTGACAAGCAATCACGACCCGTCATTTATCTATCGCGTTGGCGAGCTGGTGAGCGTTGATGATTTCGATGAGGACAGGTGGAACGAATGCAGCACCGGCATCCATTTCTTTATCAACCGGCAGGAGGCCGTGGAATATTAAGGAGGGGCGCAAATGTATAGCGATATGGACGCGAAAACATATCTTGATTTGAATGCCAAACTGCAGCAGAAAAAGAACGCGCTGCGGAAATCCCTGAAAGAAAAGGGCGTGCTACAGAAGGGCGGCACGAACCAGTATGACAAGTACAAGTATTTTTCGGAAGCACAGTACAAAGAGCTGTTTACGGAGCTGTTCAGCGAAAACGGGCTGGAACTGAAATTTACCGAACTGGAATATGCTACTTTTGACGGCCCTGAGAAGCAGGCGAACGGGCGGATGCCGCGCATCCAGTTTACCCTTTTCGATATCGAAACCGGCTTCGGTGAGGATACGGTGATCACCGGCGAGGGCATCGACAAGGGCGACAAGGCCGGTTATAAGGCATACACCGGCGCCCTGAAGTATTACCTTGCCAATACTTTCATGGTTGCGACAGGGGACGATCCGGAGAAGGACAGCCCGGATCAGCGGATGAACAGCCGGACACCTAAGAAAATCACAGCGGCACAGGTTAAGGCCCTGACGGCCCGGTGTGCTGAAGATGGCGTGGATATATCAAAGATATGCGCGCTGTACAAAGTCAGCGCATTGAATGAGCTGTCAGAGAACCAGCACGCCAACATCGCGCACAACTGGGAGAAAATCAAACAGTCATGATAGGCGAAGCGCGAGAGGTTATCCAATGGCTGCTCGATCAGGAAAAGGGAAAGCTGTATGAAATCAAAGAGCACCGGAAACGCAGATCACTGAACGCTAACGCTTATGCTTGGGTGCTGATCGGCAAGATCGCCGACGCACTCCGGGCATCCAAGGACGATATTTATCTGCTGATGCTCAAAAGGTACGGACAAAGCGACCTTGTCAGTGTTCTGGCATCCATCGACGTTTCCCGCTACTTCAAATACTACGAAGAGGCCGGGCGTACACGCCTGCAGGGGAAGGATTTCATCCACTACAGGGTGTATGCCGGTTCCTCAGAGTATGACACGCGTGAGATGGCAATACTCATAGACGGCATCGTGGACGAAGCCAAAACGCTGGGGATCGAAACCCTGCCGCCTGATGAGATTGCCCACCTGAAGGAACTGTGGAAACCATGAAAAGCATTATACAAGAAAATGAACATTGCTGTTTCGTCTGCGGCAAGACGGGAAGCCTTGAAAAACATCACTGCATATACGGAACAGCCAACAGAAAGCAATCAGAAAAGTACGGCCTGACCGTCTGGTTGTGTCCATGGTGCCATCGTGGCGTTTACGGCGTCCACGGGCGCGCAGGGCGCACGTTAAGTTTAGAGCTGAAGAAGATAGCGCAAAAACGCTTCGAAGCCGTACACGGCGACAGAGACGCGTTCAGGGCTGTATTCGGAAAGAGTTACATAGATGAGTAAGTTATTGTATGAGGCAACGCATAACACGCCGGAATATCTTGAACAGGTTGTCAGGTGTCAGATAGACATCAAAATGCCGTCTTTAAACCAGTACGTCACGGAGTGCCGGCGGAACCGGTACGCGGGCGCAAAGTTCAAACGGGAGGCGGAGGAGGCAGTATCTTGGTACCTGTCCAGACTGCCGAAGTTCAGAAACCCGATTTTTATCAAATTCCATTGGACGGAGAAAACGAGAAAACGCGACCTGGACAACGTGAGCGGATTCGGTCACAAGGTGATCCTTGACGCAATGGTGAAACTCGGAAAGATACCGGACGACCGGCAGAAGTTTGTGAAAGGATTTTGCGACAGCTGCAGCATCGGAAAAACAAACAAGGTAACCCTGTATATTGAGGAGGTGAAATCGTGATCCTGTTTTGCATTGGCCTTTTTACCGGCAGCCTTGTGACGGTTATCAGTCTGGCGCTGATGGGAGGTGGATTCGATGATTGATAGGAGACCGGGGGAAAGCCCCACAATAGAGTGCAGATCAGCCGCAGACGCGTCTGTAGACCGCAGAAAGCGGTACAGGCAGATCATCCTATGCCTAAGAGAATCGGGGCCGTCTACGGCGAAGGAAATAGCCGTCTCGATGATGCGGCACGGATATGCCCCGACGGACGACCGGAATATTGCCGCTCCCAGACTGACAGAAATGGGCCGGCGCGGCATCGTGGAGCCGGTCGGAAAAAAGAAGTGCGCATATACCGGGAAGACGGTGACGGTTTGGGGGCTGTGTAATGGCTGACCGCAGGATGATGACGAAGAAGGTTACGGATGACGATGCTTTTATGGCCCTGTCATCATCTGCACAGGCCTTGTATTTGCACTTGTATATGTCCGCCGATGATGACGGTTTCAGCAAACAGGTAGCAATATCTATGTTCCGCGCACACGCAAGCGTGCAAGATTTGCAGGCGCTTCTTGAGGCAAGGTACATCTACCAATTCGAAAACGGCGTGATTGTAATTATGCACTGGAGGATGGCGAACGCTCTCAGAAAGGATAGGTATACAAAGACCGTTTTCCAGAACGAAATGCAGAAACTGCAGCTTGATGAAAATGGACAATATCACATGGTTGCCAACGGGTTGCCAGATGGTTGCCAGATGGTTGCCGCAGATAAGAATAGAATAGAAGAGAATAGAATAGATAATAGTATATCTGTCAAACCGCCGAAGCGGTTTACACCACCAACAAGGGAAGAGGTAGCTGCTTACTGTACCGAACGAGGTAACAAAGTAGACCCTGACCGCTTTGTTGACTTCTACACTTCGAAGGGGTGGATGGTCGGAAAATCACCCATGAAGGACTGGAAGGCAGCAGTCAGAGGATGGGAGAGAGAGGCAAAGCAGAAGGCGGAAAAGCCGCAGAACCGGTTTGCCGTGAAGGACAACGCAAACGACTATGATTTTGATGCGCTGGAAAGGCGGAAGCTTAACAGCAGAAATCAGTCAAAATAATTTGGGTTTAACCGCCGCAACAGCCCTGCAGGCGGAAACCATACCCGGCTACTTTATCACGCACGATGTAAAAGACAGGCACATCGAAATTCGCAAAAACGGAAAGGGGGTAACCCTCTGTCTGCTGCAAACAAACAAACAAAATCCCGCCGTGCCGGGCGGCGGGTAGGAGGTGGAAGATGCTGCAGATAGGCGACACCATAAAATGCAATGACTCCGAAGACATGATAGATACCATGCATGATCTTTTGAGGGGGGGGTACGACGTGGAGTTTGTATATGAGTTGGACGGAGAAAAAGGCTACTGGCTGGAGATAACGGAGGTGCCGGGTGAGTAAAAATATCGAAGTCTGGACAGATTACGACCGGCAGGGAATGTGGACGCTCCACATCAAGAAGAAGCGCGGACGGCTCACACTGGAGGAGATCACACAGGCCTGCATGAATTACGAACAGGATTTCTATATGCTTGTGATCTGCGCCATGGAAAGAGAGATCGGGCAGTACTACGAAGTAGACGACCTGCAGGGCGATTATGTGACACTATACAGGGCAGATGATTATTTCAAGTGGAGGGAGAAGAACTAACATGGAACATGATCCAGTGAACTCGCCAAAACATTACACATCGGGCAATGTCGAGTGCATTGACGCAATGATTGAGGTCTTCGGTGTGGAGGCCGTGAAGCACTTCTGCCTGTGCAATGCCTTCAAGTATCACTGGCGGCACAGCATGAAAGCCGGGCAGGAAGACATCCAGAAGGCTACGTGGTACATGGATAAGTACAGGGAGCTAGCGAATAGGGAGGAGCCAATATATGCCAGCGCCATATCACATACCCTGTAACACGGCAGACGGCATAGATCACGGCCGGGGAAGACTGGCAGATTGCCTATGGGCAATGATCACAGAATGGGAGGATGGACATATATCCTGCCCATTGTTGGATACAGGTGGAAGCTGCGAGGAATGCTATGAGGCATTCAACAGTCGGGAGGAGGTTTGACATGGACGATCTGATCAGCAGACAGCTTGCGATTGATAAATTCATTGACGGGCTTGATGAAATATTCGCAGACCTTCGCGAGAGACACGTTGACGATTCAGTTTGCGGATTGTGTGAGTATGACGGAGCATACCTTGGGCAGTCGGGCGATTGGTGCAATGAATGTCCGGGATTCGAAAAGGATAATTGCTTTAAACTCAGCGGCAAAATCAGAAAAAAGTGGACTGATGAAATTATCAAAGCATTGCCACCCGCACAGCCAGAACAGCGGTGGATTTTGTGCAGTGAGAGGTTGCCGGATAAAACAGACGATTATCTTTGCAGTTATAACGGATGTGCAGTGGTTGATATATGCGAGTATGACACCGACATGAACGAATGGGGATTCTTTTATGACGGCGGTTGGAAGGTAGTGTCTAATGTTATCGCATGGATGCCGTTACCAGAGCCATGGAATGGGAAACAGTTATGAGCAATAGGAAAGTTATATATCTAGATGATGCGATTGATGCCATATATAAATGCACAGATATATACGTTGGTAATCTTCCGATCATGATAGATAAGGCAGATGCGTATAAGGCTTTAGATGCACTGCCACCCGCACAGAAAAAGGGATACACAAAAACTGATTACATTATGGCATTACACAAGGAGTATAGATGTAGCCTTGCTAGAGCAGAAGAAGCACATCAGAAAGCTTTAGAATATTTACGGAATACGTCAATAATGAAAGGGTGATTTTATGGATGATTTAATTAGCAGACAGGATTTTGACAAGTTTCTGGAAGATGCCGAAAAAGAAAAGGCGAAAAAAATGATAAGGTTTCCGATTGATTGCCCGTTAGATTGTCCGCATATGAAAGCATGGGACATGTCGATAGATGATTGGACATATAAATGTGATGAATTAAAAACACAGATAGATGGTTGCGATACATTTTTCAAATCGTTATTGCCGAATTGTCCCATTGAGGCATAAAGGAGGGAAAATGATTAAGAGATACAGAAAAAAACCAGTTGAAATTGAAGCCGTACAGTGGAATGGAGACAATTTAGCAGAACTGAGAAAACTGGAAGGATTCAATGCGGTGCATACCTGCTTTGGTGGAAGGCTGAACATCAAGACATATGAAGGAATAATGCACGCATCGGTTGGTGACTTCATTATCAAAGGGGTACAGGGCGAATTTTATCCATGCAAGCCAGAAATTTTTGAGCAAACTTATGAAGAGGTAATAGAAAGGCAGGAAAAGTGAGTGCAGAGAACGGGAAGGTCTGTTGTAATTGTCGGCACTGTATCAGACAGTTTGGCGATACTGGATTGTGTCAGACATACTGCGAGATAGATAATCACTACATCGGATACGTTGAATGTCATGAAGGATGGTGTCGACATTGGAGCAAGGAAAGGTGGGAAGAATGAAGGATAAAGCCATGATGATGTACGACCACATCCGATCAGCCGTAGACGTTGACCCGTGGGCGATCAAGGAGCTCCGAAAGGTGCTCAATGCTTATCTGGCGGACGGATGTGAAGGATGTGCGTTTGAGAGCACCGAAGAGTGGGAACAACCCTGCTGCAAGTGCATACGGAATAGCAGGGATTACTGGAGGAGAGCAGAAAATGCTAATGCTTGAATTATACAGTCTGTCACTATTCGGATATTACACGTGGATGGAGGCAAGGGGATGGATGCGGCATTGATTAAGGCGCTGAAAGAGATTGCGGCAGAGCTGAAATACATCAGGCGGATACTGGCAGCGGAGAAAGCACCGACACAGATTACAATAAGCAAGGACGGAGTCATAACCCAGACAAAGCTGGATGATCTTGAATCATATTTCGAACGGATGGAGGACGATATATAATGAGTCTAAAGGATGTTTTTGAATGGATGGAGATTGAAAGCCAGTCCCACGATGAGGGCCATCTGTGGCTGAGTGTTGAGGAAATCGTGGGGATCATCGAGGCCCACACGGGCCACATGAATGTGGTACTTGATCCGGGTGCCTATATGCCGGTACGGGCACACGATACAGATGCCGGGTATGATCTGCGGACGCCTGTCCGGGTGTATTTACATCCGCACAGCACGGCGACAATTGACACGGGTGTGCACATCGAGCTGCCGCCCAGCAAGTGCGCTGTGGTGGTCAGCAAGAGCGGCCTGAACGTACACCACGATATCACAAGCACCGGCCTGATTGATGAGGGATTTACCGGCACAATCCTTGTGAAGCTGTACAATCACGGGGACAGGCCGCATATCTTCGATCCGGGGGATAAGGTCTCACAGTTCTACATCACGGACTACTACGGTCCAAAGCTTGAGGTTGTGCACCATCTGGCGCCTACGGAAAGGGGTGACGGCGGCTATGGCTCAACAGGCCGTTAACCTGACTGATCGTGCTGTTGTAGCACTTGCAAACGCCATCATGAGAAGAGCGGCAATGGATTTGTGGAGCGTAGCAGACGCGCCGCGCCGCAAGCCAAAGAGGATCAAGGTACAGATACGCAGCCCTTTCGGGGAAAACATTTACCGGCCGGAGACGGATGAAGAATATATGATCCGCATGGAAGACCTTGAGAGAATCAGACAGGGCCGCATGGAAGACCTTGAAGATTGGTTCCGCGGATCGTATGCGCTGATGCTGGCAGGCGTGACCGGTGAGGGCGTTGTGGTTCTGGATGGTGACCCGGAACGCGTCATAAAAGTAATCGAAGCGAAGCGCCGCAAAGGCTTGGGGCTGTTTACAACAGAGGGATGCGGGCATATGTACTACCGTTCTGCAAGTAAGAGGCTGAGGGGCTAATGTATTACATACTGAGATATGAATCTGCAAAAGCTAAATACATAGACGCACAGGATGCTTACCGCAGACTTGTAGACAAGAAAGATGAGCTATTCCAGCGCACACAGCCGCAGGCTATCGAGATCAAGCCTGACAAGATCAGCGGCGGGGGAGCATCCAATCCACTGGAAGAGTATATGATCGCAAAGGATCGGCTTGGGGTGGATGACCGGATCATTGAGGCGCGGAACATTCTGCAGGAACGTGTGCAGCTTCTGGAAGTGGCTGAGCGCGACCTGAGGCAATCACCGGCTTTGTATGATCGTGTCTATGTTATGCGGTATCTAAGTGCCCACAGCGTGGACCACATAGCCAGGAGCCTGCACTATTCAAAGCGGCAGGTGTACAACATCATCAATACTATTGCAGAAAAGAGTGCACAAAATTTCACAAAAGCAGGTGTATAGTACAAGGTGTGAAGTGCTGCGGTGGTGCTTCCGTACAACCTTAAGGGCGTCCGTGGAGGGCGTCCTTTTGTAATGGAGTAAAGACGATGCGAGACTTCGCGGAATCCTTTTACAAATCCAAAGCATGGCAGGCTTGCCGGCAGAGCTACGGAGACAGTAAGCACTGGCTCTGTGAATCGTGCAGAGAGCGCGGACTGTTTACGCCCGGCGTGATCGTGCACCACAAGATACACCTGACGCCTGAGAACATCCACGACCCGGAGATAACAATGGGATGGGACAACCTGCAGCTGCTTTGCAGAGATTGCCACGCTGCCATGCATAAGCCGCAAAAACGATATTATGTTGACGATTTGGGGCGCGTGACGGCCCGCGGATAGCCCCCCCCTATTCGTTAATTTTCAGAAAATTTACGGAGACCGGTTGGGCCACTCAATCTTCGCAAAAACCGAGAGATACGCATTTTATGGGCCGAAAACGGACGGAAAAACAAAAAGATAACTGGATTTACACATATTATCAGGGGATCAAGAACGGCACCCACCTTGTGGGCCGCTTTATCACGCTTTTGTATGAGTATCTGGTAACGGGACTGCAGAAAAAGCAGTTCTTTTTTGATGGCAACAAGGCAAATGCAGCCATTGAGTGGATAGAGACGCATTGCTTTCATACAGAGGGCCCGCTTGCGCCCGGTCCGCTGAAGCTGGAGGTCTGGCAGAAGGCCATGGTCTCCGTTATCTTCGGGATCGTGGACGAAACCGGCAACCGGCAGTTCCGCGAGGTCTTTCTGGTAGTTGCCCGAAAAAATGGCAAGTCCCTGATAGCTTCGGCAATCGGGAAGTACACATGGCAGGTTGATGGCGGCTATGGTGCAAGGGTGTTTTGCATCGCGCCGAAGTTCGATCAGGCCGATATCATTTACAACTGCATCTGGCAGATGACGCAGCTCGATCCTGAGTGGCAGGAGCTGAAGGAATCCACGTCAGAGCGGGACGCCCACAACAAAAAGATTGTGGACGATTCCATGCTTGCCCGGCATCGTCAGTCTGATCTTGCGATACCTGGCACCAACAGCACGGTCAAAAAGATTGCATTCAACAGCAAATCATCGGACGGATTCAATCCTTCCCTGACCATATGTGATGAGGTAGCCGCATGGCAGGGCGACAAAGGCATGAAGCAGTACGAAGTCATGAAGTCTGGTATGGGAGCCAGACCCGACGGTCTTCTGCTTTCTTGCACGACGTCAGGCTATGTTAACGATGGAATTTACGACGAGCTCGTGAAGCGCTCTACACGCTTCCTGCTTGGAGAGTCCAAGGAAAGGCGCCTGCTGCCGATCCTGTACATGATCGACGATATAGACAAGTGGAATAATATCAATGAGCTGCGGAAGAGCAACCCGAATCTGGGCGTGTCGGTCTCTGTCGATTACCTGATCGAAGAAATAGCCGTTGCAGAGGGATCACTGAGTAAAAAGGCCGAGTTCATCGTTAAGTACGCCAATCTGAAGCAGAACAGCAGTCTTGCATGGCTTCCCGCCCAGATCGTCAACGCAGCTGCCGCCGATCCGCTCGATATATCCGATTTTGCGCACAGTTATTGTGTGGCAGGCATTGATCTGTCCCAGACGCGGGACCTGACCGCTGCGGTGGTGGTTATCGAGAAAGCCGGCGAGCTGTACGTGTTTGCTAAGTTCTTCTTGCCGGCTGAGCGGATAGACGAAGCCACGCAGCGGGACAGTCTGCCTTACTCGGCATACATCCAGCGCGGCCTGCTTCAGCTTTCTGGTGATAACTTCGTTGACTACCACGATTGTTACAACTGGATCACGGGATTGGTGGAGCAATACGAAATCCTGCCGCTGATGGTCGGATACGACCGATATTCGGCACAGTATCTTGTGCAGGATTTGGAAACGTATGGCTTCCGTACGGATGATGTGTATCAGGGCGAAAATCTGTACGGCGTCATGCAGGAGACGCAGGGCCTGCTGGAAGACGGAAAAATACACATCGGGGACAATGACCTGCTGAAGGTGCACCTGCTTAACAGCGCCGTGAAAATGAGCACAGAGCGCGGCAGGGGCAAGCTCGTGAAGCTGTCGCCCAATGATCATATAGATGGCTGTGCGGCCTTGCTTGACGCAATGTGCGTGCGGCAGAAATGGTATGCAGAGATCGGCGAACAGCTAAGGAATGAGGGTTAACATATGTCACTTTTTGATTTTCTTTTCAAGAACCGGCCCAAGCCTGCCGGGAAATATGAAGGCACGTTCAAGCTGCTGAACGGATACACGCCGCACTTTTCGAATTACGGCGGCAGTATCTATGAGTCGGAGCTGATCCGGTCGGTAATCCACGCCAAAGCTACCCACATCAGCAAGCTGAGGGTTGAGGTGCAGGGATCGGCAAAACCTGCTTTGCAGAACAAAATGCGGCACGGTCCGAACCAGTTCCAGACGTGGAGCCAATTCCTCTACCGGCTCAGCACCATACTGGATATACACAATACGGCTTTTCTGTGCCCTGTGTACGATCAATACGGAGAACCTTCCGGGATATACACGCCGCTGCCGAATCGGTGCGAGATCGTGCAGTATGAGGAAGTCCCGTATCTGCGGTATGAATTTTCGGACGGGAGCCGGGCGGCGGTCGAGCTGTCATATTGCGGGATCATGACAACGCACCAGTATCGGAATGATTTCTTCGGGGAAAACAACCATGCGCTGTATCCCACGCTTGACTTGATCCATACCCAGAATCAGGGCATTCAGGAAGGCGTCAAGAGCGCCGCATCCTACAAGTTCATGGCGCGGGTGAACAATTTCACCAAGGCCGAAGACCTGAAGAAAGAGCGGCAGCGGTTCACAGAGGAAAACTTTTCCCGTGAGAATGACCCGTATGGTATTTTGCTTTTCCCAAACACATATGCAGATATCCAACAGGTAAAGACGCAGCCGTGGGTGATTGATTCCGAACAGATGAAGCAGATCAAGGACGGCGTCTTTGAATACTTCACCATGAACGAGGACATCTTGCAGGGCAGGGCTTACGGCGATAAGTGGACAGCATACTATGAGTCAGTGATTGAGCCGTTCAGCATCCAGTTTTCGGAGGTCGGGACGCGAATGTTCTTTACTCTGAGGGAACAGACAAATGGCAACAGGATCATGGCAACAGCGAACCGGCTGCAGTATCTGAGCAATGCAGAAAAGCTGAACGTATCCAGCCAGATGCTCGACCGCGGAATCATGTCGATCAATGACATCAGGGAAATTTGGAACCTGCCGCCGGTTGATGGTGGGGATGCCCGGATTATACGCGGGGAATACTGGAACGCAGACGAAAAGATACAGGAGGACAGGATAGATGCCAATAACACCTAAGAGTATAGACGAAAAGCTAAATGAAGGCCGGCAGTACCGGAATATTGATATTTCCGGGTTTGAACTGCGGAAAGATGGAGATCAGGAAAAAATCGTATCCGGATATGCAACCACTTTCAATCAGCCGTATGAGCTGTACAGATGGGCCTATGACGGACACGTGTATATTGTCAATGAGCAGGTGGATGCCCGTGCCTTTGATGACTGTGATATGTCTGATGTGGTCATGCAGTACGACCATGAGGGCCGCGTATTTGCCCGTACATCGAATGATACGCTTGAGCTTGCGACAGATCAGCATGGCCTGCACGTACGGGCCGACCTGGGCGGCACAGAAATAGGCCGCGACCTATACGAAGAGATCGAAGGCGGCTATACAACCAAGATGTCCTTTGGCTTCCGGGTCGCTGAGGATAAGCGTGAAGAAACCAGAGAACGTAACGAAGAGACGGGCGTAACCACTACAACCGTGCTTCGTACCATCACAAAAATATCCAAATTGTATGATGTTAGCGCCGTGAGCCTGCCGGCGAACGATGCTACTTCAATATCTGCGCGGAATTTCGGCAAGGGAGTCATTGACGAAATCATGGAGGAGTACCAGAAGCGCGAGGCACAGAAACTTAGAATCAAAATTCTCACGGAGGTATAACAATGGATTTCTCTAACATGACTATTGAACAGCTGGAGGCCAGACGGGACGCGATTATTACTGAGATTGGCGCCGACGATGCCGATCTGGATGCACTTGAGAAAGAGGCCAGAGGCATCAAGGAAGAGTTTGAGAAGCGCAAAGCGGCTGAACAGCAGAAGGCGAATATCCGCAGCGCTGTCGCCGCAGGCGCCGGCACGGTGATTACATCCGCACCGCAGGCAGAGCCGCATCACACCACACTCGACGAGATCAGAGGATCAAAAGAATACGAAGAAGCTTATAAGAACTACATCATCCGGGAAGATGACACAGAGTGCCGCGCCCTGCTGAGTGAGAACGCCACAAACGGCGTTGTGCCGGTGCCGATCATTGTCGATCAGACCGTGCGTACCGCATGGGAGAAAAACGATATCCTGAGCCGCGTAAACCGGACTGAGTACAGGGGCAATTTCAAGGCCTACTTTGAGCTGTCTGCTGACGGCGCTTACGAGCACGCTGAAGGCACAACCGCACCGACAGAGGAAGCCCTGACGCTTGGTGTGGTTACCATGATCCCGAAGAACATCAAGAAATGGATCACCATTTCCGATGAGGCTGCGGCAATGGGCGGTGAAGAGTTCCTGCGCTATATCTATGATGAAATCACTTATCAGGTAGCCAAGAAGCTGGCGGCTCTGTGCATTGCCGATGTAACCAGCGCAAGCACCACAAACAGCTCCAGCGCCATCGGAGTTCCGAAAGTCACTGATGCTCCTGCTATTACCACAATTCCGACAGCGGCGGCTAACCTGTCTGAGGAAGCTGCAAACATCTGTGTTGTTATGAATCGTCTGACAGAGGTCGAGTTCCTTTCCGCATTTGCGGCAGGCAACTTTGCGGTAGATCCGTTCGCCGGTCTTACAAAAGTTTATTCCTCTGCACTCCCGGCATACTCCACGGCATCTGATGGCGCCATCTATGCCATCGTTGGTGATCTGAGTGCTATCCAGGTCAACTTCCCGGAGGGTGACGGCATGGTTATTAAGTACGATGATCTGACCAACGCAGAAAAGGATATGGTTAAGGTAGTCGGTCGGCAGTATGCGGCTCACGCTATCACCAAACCCGGCAGACTCGTCAACATTGCGAAGCCTGCAGCGGTGACAACCTGATGCGGGTGCGGTTGACTAAGGATATGAGAATCAGGCACAAGGCCGGGGAGATCGTTGAGGTTTCCCCGGAAGAGTATACGTTTCTCATATCCGTAAGGGCGGCAGAACCGGCAGAAGATGAAAAGCCGAAGAGAGGAACAAAGAAAAAATGAAATTGCTGATCGGCATTCCATCGCTTGACTATATGCACGCGGAATTTGTAAAGAGTCTGACGGCTCTCATAGTCCGTCTGAAGAATGAAAGCATAAACTTCGATGTCCAGATTGAAACCGGAACGCTTGTGTATGCCGCACGTGACAAGATAGCCTGCAAGGCGATAAACGAAGGATACACGCATGTTTTATGGTTTGATGCCGACATGGTTTTTACTGATGACATTCTCGACAGTCTTATGTTCTGCGGCAAACAGTATGTAAGCGGCATATGTCACTCAAGGCGGAAAGGGTACCATTCTTGCCTTTTCAAAAACCTTGAGCTGAACCATTTGGAGAGGTTTGAGGAATACCCGCGCGAAGCGTTTCAGATTGCTGGCAGCGGCTTCGGGTGCGTACTGATAGATGTGCAGATTTTGAAAGACGTACAAATGCAGTACGGATCGTGTTTTCTGCCAATGAAAGGCTACGGCGAAGACCTTGCTTTTTGTCTGAGAGCAAAAGAGATGGGCTACAAACTATACGCGGAACCAACGGCAAGACTGGGACACATCGGTCATGTGGCAATATACCCGGAAGATCACGAGCGATGGAAGGCTGAGATCGGCGATATTCAGAAATAAGGAGAAGACCATGGCAAGCACAGAACTGATAGCAGCCGCGAAGATGGCTAAGCGCATGACGACGGACGTATTCGACCTTCAGGTTGCCCGCCTGCTTGACGCGGCCCTGTTTGATCTGGGCTGTGCAGGCGTTGAGGGCGTGGAGGACGATCCGCTTGTGGATCGGGCCCGCATCACATACTTTTTGCTTAACTTCGGGGAGCCTGACGAATACGACCGCCTGAAGAAATCATACGATGAGCAAAAGGCTCAGCTGTCCATGCGGACAGGATATACAGATTGGGGTGATAGCTGATGGATAGATCAAGCATTATCACCCTGATCGGATACTCAAAAGAACAGGACGAAAACGGGGTATGGAGGACAACACCGAAAGAAAGGCAGGTGTACTGTCAGGGGGACTCCG